GCAAGATTGAGGACGGCATGTCTGAACGCAAGGTATCAGAGATTATCAAATCCAATGTGCCAAAGATTCTATCAGAGATTAGCAAGCGCACCAAGAAAGACCTCTCGGACAAATCGCTCCGTGGTGTTTGTATCGTGTCTGCTGGCGAGGAAGCCCTAGGCGAAATGATTTACGATGTGGTTAAAGAGGTCGGCAAGTACGGCGGCGTAAATGTCCTGTACTCTGGCACGAGCTTCATTAGCACCAATGTCGTTAAGGGCATGTACATCGACCAAGGCGCAACTGCTACGGTATTCTTTAACGATACTACCGACAAGCGCAGCGTAATCGAAGACTGCCCTATCGTAATCTTGCGCCATGTAATCACTCGCCAAGACGAGGTAGTCCCTATTATCGAGAAGATTCACGCATCTGGCTACAACAAGGTGCTATTCGTCGGCAACATCATGAATGACGCTCTTACATTCCTCTCTAAGTTCCCTAAAGGCGTACTAGACGCAATGGTTGTCGCTCCAAAGTCTAACCAGTTTGAGAATGTGCTTGAGGATATTGCGCTCTACACTAACGGCAAGGTATTTTCTGGAGAAACTATCGACTGGACGCTTGAGGACGCTGGCTGCGCCAAATCTGTAACCGTTACGGCTCGTGAAACTACCATCATTGGTGGCCAAGGAGAGAACTCCGACGAGCTTAAAAAAGTTGTTCAAGAACTTGAGAGCCAGCTTGAGACGGCAGAGCCAGATAAGCGCATCATGCTTGAGGCTCGCATCGCACGCCTAACCGCTAAGGTCGCTAACATCTATGTTGGTGGAGCATCAGAGGTGGAGAAGAAAGAAACAAAGCTCCGCATCGACGACGCAATCTGCGCAGCTAAATCAGCTCTCGCTGGTGGCGTTGTATCTGGTGGCGGCGTATGCTTGAGAGACATCGCAGAGGTTCTTGGATTGGATTACCTTGCAGAGCCATTCTACGATTTGTTGAGCAACTCGCAGCTTAGCTCCGACACGGATTTCTCCGCTGGAATGGGCTACGACATCAAGACTGGCCGCAAAATTAACATGATTCGCTCTAACATTATCGACCCAGCAATCGTGATTCGTGAGGCCGTCATTAACAGCCATAGCGTAGTCGCTAAGCTCATTACTACCACGCTTGCATTAACATTCGAGGACAGGACATGGAACTTTTAGCATTTGGATTTGCCATTGCACTCATTTGCGGATTTGCCGCTACATGGCTCTATTTGGCTCGTATTGAGCGTTTAGTGATTGAGGGCATAGAAAGACAGGACGACCTAAAAGAAGCCGTTAAACGCCAATTTAGGGAGCTAGAATCGAAAGCTACGCCACCAGCTAAGGTCTCCGACCCATTCGCTCGCAAAAAGACCATCACGACAAGCACCAAGCATATCGTAGTACCGAAGACCCCAGACCAGATTCGCAACGAGAACGCAAAGAAGATTGCCGAGGGCGAAGATTATGGGTATCTTGGTTGACGGCAAATGGTATAAGGACGAATCAGAGGCGCAGAAGAAACTCAAAGGTCGCTCTGCGCCAATCGCCAAGCAATCTCGCATATTTGAGATGTCGCAAGAGGCGCAAAAGTTCGACCGTGAGCTAATCCAGCCATACACGGCGGACGGTAAGCCTAACCCAGAGTTTATTAAGCACTACCCGCAAGAATCAAGGGAATATGGGTTTATAGAATGATATTCGTACTATATTTCAAGGTAAAGGGCAGACAATACCGCAAAGAGTACGAGACAATGAACAAGGCCGAGAGTGCCAAGCTATATGTCAAGAAGCGAGGTGCTACGGAAATTGAAATTAAAGTGAGGATTAACAATGAAAGCTAAAGAAATCGGTAAAAAGTTTAAGCTAGAACCAAACGATGTTGCGTTCTTAAAGCTCGTCTATTCCAGCTTTGCTGGTCTGGACTACGCAACGGCCGTCTCTGAAGCCTCGTGCAAGTCTCGTGGCGCAAAGAAACGCTTTGCTGTGCTTCGTGCGACCGAGGCAAAAATATTGTTCGGTCTCGCATCAGAATATATCCGTGGTAGGCTCATAGAGAAGCATCTTATCGAGAACGACCCTACATTGTTCTGCTCGTACGACCCATCAGACGACAACAAGGACGGCACGGTAGTGGTTCTAACCAAGCAAGAGCAAGAAGAAGCTCTCAAGAAAGCCAAAGAATCCGAAGAGTAGCCAATAAAAAAAGACCCCCGAAGGGGTCTTTTTTGTTCTACTAGGCCGTAACGGTAACGGTGCAAGTAGCAGTCTTGGTAACGCCAGTCTTGTAAGTAAAGGTGGCGGTAATGACCGAGCTGCCCGCTGCAACACCAGTAACCACACCAGTAGTTGCGTCGACGGTGGCCTTTGCAGTCGTAGCAGAAGACCAAGCGACAGAGCCAACACCAGCTGGGTAGGTAACAGCGTGTAGCTGAATCGTGCTGCCAGCCGCTACGCTTGCCGTGCTGCCCTCTGCGATGGAAACAGCTGGAATATCTGCGCTTGCTGCGTCGATAATAGCTGCGTTGAGGTCGCCAGCTTCACGGAGAACAGGCAAGTTCTTGTAAACCGTGCCAGAGGCTTGATTGTTTGCTGCCATATTGTTCCTTTCTTTAGAGCAGAGGGGTTGTCCCCTCTGCGATTGTTATTAAGCGGAGTAAGAAGCTCCAGTAATGCCAGTAAGCTTACCCTGGCGGCGTGGCGCACGGCAGATAAAGTTGCCCATAACGATAAGCGCACCGATTTCGCCAAACTGGTTAATTGGCGACATGAAATCTTTGAGCTGCAAGAAGCTTGGCTGCTTGATTTCTTCGTCGACACCCTCGGTCTTTTCTGGGGTGCTTGAAACCTGGCGCAAATCGTCAGAGGTCAAGCGATAGAAATCGAGGTAGTTTTCGTTGAGCCAGAAGAACAAGCCACTTGGACACTTGTCGTCTGCAACGATTGGGCGACCACGGAAGCTCAAGGCGTTGAAGCCAGCGAGACCATGGAGTTCGCTTTCTGGAACGCTAGTACCCATTGGGGTCTTGCCAGAAACACGGTTGTAGCCACGAGCGTTAATCGTGTCGTACTTAGCCTGGACAGTAGCAGTTAAGAGGCTCTCGAAGAAATCCCAGACCTCTGGAGTCGTAAGGGCAATCGTTGGAGCTTCTTTGCCAGCACCAGCAGCGGAAACTGCGGTCATTTCAGCAGCAACGAGAGCGAGAGTGATATTGCCGCTACCAGCAGCAGTAACATCAGCTTTGTTGCCAGGAATATCGGAACGGCTCAAGCCACCGTAGGTAGCCGAAACAGTACCATCGTCGACAATGATGCCGAGACCATCGAAATCTTTGCCTACGCCGTTGCCATAAAGCAAATCGCCAATAGCCTGGGTAAGAGAGATTTTAGCCTCGTCGAGACGGTCGGTAACGAGCTTGATAACAGCTTTGTCGCCAGTACCGTTGACAGCCTTTTCGATGCCAGGGACTACGACGCTCTGTTCGTAAGCCTTAACATACCACTTGAGGCTGCGGGTGTTGTTCGTGGTTTCGGTGCTGAAAGTATCGAGACCATCGAATGAGCCACCAGTAGTAGAGTTACCAATGCGGATTGGCTGGCTGATGTAAGTACCACGCCAGTTCTTAACATTGGACATCACACGGGCGGTAAGAATGTTCGAGTTGTTGACAAAATCTACAATCGTAGGAAGAATCTCGTTGTAGGTAATGTCCGTAACACGCTGACTAAATTGTGCCATAGTGTTGATTCCTTTCTTAATTTTGATACTAAAAAGCCCACCCGCTGCGGGTGTGCCTATACCTTGATTATAGCATAATCATTAAAATTGCAACAAAAAAGTGGGGATTTCTCCCCACCTTTTCTACTCCTGTTCGGCTTCTTCTTGGGCGACAGGTTGCGGTTGTTCCACCTTTACCTCGATGGTATTGTTAGGAACGGCCGTGCTAGTAATGTTGATTCCGATAAACAATCCAGCGAAGAATGCTGCGATGGCAGCCATCATAACAACGATTACGCCAGTCTTTTTGACATCTTTAATCTTGTTCTTGAAGATATACTCTGTAAGCTGTGGGCATTCCTCGATTGCGTCGAGTTCTTCCATCTTCTTGGAGTATTCCTTGGTTGCTTTTGCAGTTTTGTTAGTGTTCGCCATAATATTTCCTTTCTTGCGTTATTTGCTTATGGTTAATATTATAGTAACACGCCCATAAGCTAATTGCAACAGGATTTATGTATGATTTTTACCCCAACAGGCCGTTTATGATGCTGCCGTTACCGCCGTTAGGTGTTTTTGGCAAAGATGCTTTATTTTTCAATTCAATAAAGGCGTTCTCAATAACATCTTGCGGCACTAGCCCTTTTCTCTCTATCAGCTTTCTTACTTTTTCTTCTCCATACTTGTCTACAAAGTCTTTGAGGTTGCTGTTCTTAATTAGAGGGGTGTCAAATAGCATGTAATTAACTCCCTCAATCTCTGACGGCTTAATCACTCTGTTGAGTAGGTTCTGCGTGTCGTTTACCCTTGTCGCCTCGAACTCTTTTCTTGGGATTCTTATCTTCACGGTAGTTCCACCATAGCTCCCGCTATCTAGGCCTCTGGTATCCGTCCATATACCAGCTTCTTCTGGGCTTACTAGATAGCCATCTGGCCTTTGGCCTGGGATAAGTCCGTTCTCTAAAATACTTGGTATATTGTCGGCTTTAGTATTGTGGAATAGCGTAACCATATCGTCAGCCTTATTAGCAGCCACTCTAGATGCATCGTCTAGCTTATTTGTGGCTGCTCTCGCTATATCGTCTGCGTAGTTTCCCAATAGTGTATTAAGGACGCTCATTAGGCTCTCCTTTCTCCATTATCCCCGCCACCTAACAAAGCACCGAGAAGAGTGCCGCCACCCACAAGACCCCCTAAGCCAAGCATGATGTCTGGATTGCTGGTAGGCTTCTTGTTCGAGATAGACTTAATCTGGTTAGGCTGGAATGCGATATAGTGCGTCGTATCTGGTGCTAAGCCCATGTTCTTGAACTTTGTAGACACCGTAGGGTCAATGATGCCATCGTAGCCTAGATTCTCCAGAATGCTCCTAGCTACCTCATTAGATACAAGGTTGCCCTCGAAATCTTCAAGGTATCTCTCGTTTAGAGCGTCTTTTAGCTCTTGCACGCCAATGCCGCCACTCCACATAGCTTCTCCGACGACCTCGTTGATAGCTTTGCTAAGTTCGTCGTAGTCCATGTCTACATCGCTAGCCACATTGTCTGCCAAATCGTATAGCAGGTCGCTATAATAATCTTCTATGTTGTCATAGTCAGCGAAATCTTTTACTGGGTAATCAGAGCCGTCAAACAAATAGGTTTTTCCTACCGTGGCTGGGTTTTCCATGTTCGCATAAGCGTCAATCTGGTATGCGCCCTTAAATAGTTGGTCTTTAGCTCGCTTTTGAGCCTCTTCCATCGGAATATCCAACTCGGATTCTAGTTGCTCTGCGAGGCGGTCTACCTTGTTGTCGAAATCTGGGCCACCGCCAAAGTAGTTGCGTTGCACATCGTCGGCGTTGTTCGTAAAGTAGAATCCCTTACCCCAGTCTCCCTCTGGGTTGCCATAGCTTCTGTCGAACACAGTAAACCTACCGTTAGCAGAACCGTGGTGTAGTGGGATTAGGTTGCCCTCTGCGTCCCTTGCAAGGCTGTTTTTGAAATAGCTTTCCTGCTCTGGGGAGAGAAGCTTGCCCAACGCAGTCGACGCATCGTCTGCTTTATTTGCTGCAATGCGTGCAACATCGTCAGATTTGTTTGCTGCGATTCTTGCTACATCGTCTATCTTGTTGCCAGCGGCTCGTGCGATGTCGTCGCCATAGCTGCTAACTAGATTGCTCAACACACTCATTATGCTCTCCTTTGGTTATTATCGTTGCCACCACCCAACAAAGACCCTAAAATAGAACCACCACCAAGTAGACCAGCTGCACCAAGCATATACGGAGTCTTGAAGCGGTTTTTGCCTTTCGTAATTTCTTGTAATGTCTGGCGCAGACTCTCGTCATAATTAGATGGGTCGTAGTTCCCAAGCACAGGGACTCCAGCCTCTTTGAGCGCATTTAGAACTTGCTCGTCTGCATAATCATTTGGCAAGATTGCTCCAGAGAACTCGTTAAGACCGAGCGGCCTAGTAGCTTTAGCCTCGAAATAATCAGTCGGCAACTTTCTGGCGGCATTTCTAATGTCGTTTACAAGCTCTCTCCCCTCTGGAGAATAAAGCTCGTAGAAATCGTTTGCAATCCTTTTGCCAGCCAAATTGTCTTGAATGTCCGTCAGAAGCTCCTGCACTGCGTTAAACGAGTTATGGCCAGTCTTGTCTGCATAGTCGAATACTCTGTCAGTAGCATATTTGTTGTAATCCCCAAAAATCTTTTCTGCATCGCCTTGGCTAGTTATTTTGCCGTTCTTCGCCCAGTCTAGCAAGTCGGCAAAGCTGCCAGCTCTCTCGGCAGTAGCAGCAGCAACCTGCGCTGGAGTAGCAAAACTGCTTTCCACCGCTTTCTTGCCCTGCTTATTCATATATTCGGAAATATACTCTGGCTGGTAGTATTTCCTAGTGCCTTTAATATACCTCGCACCGTTTTTCTCTTCCATTTGAGGCATACGAGGAGAATAAATATCTCTGTCATAGACATTAGGCTTCGATGTGTCGATAGTATCGTATCTGCCCTTGTCGAAATACATATCCTTATTGCCTAGCAGCACAACATCTCCATAGCTCTTGCCAGCATTGACTGATGGGTCTACGATTTGCAAACTTGGGTTCACGATTTCGCCATACATGTCGTCTAACGCCATCTTGAGCTTATCTGTGCTAACTCCATGGTATCCGACAAGAGGGTTAATGTCTCCAGCTTCGTCTGTCAGCAAATCAGCAATCAAGGCTCTACCATTAGCCTTGTCCCCACCGTACATTCTAAACATTGCTCCGTAGTCAGTACCAGGGTCGAACTGCTCCATGGATAGGAATGCGTCCCTAACCATATCCTTGTTACCACGCTTTTTAAGCATTGCACGCATAGCATCGTCGGATTTATTAGCACCAGCCTCGGCAATGTCTTTACCCCAGCGGGACACGAAATTGTCCGCATAATCAGACCACTTTGCCGCACCTTTCTCTGCTGCTTTAGCCAGGTCGTCCCCATAGTTGCTTAGTAGCTTGTTGAGAATGCCCATTTTAGTCCTCTCCGTCCAACATTTCGTCGGCTATTGCTTTTACGACCGCCTTAATAATGCCCGCCATGGCTGGATTCTTGCTAATAACCTCTTGCACAGCGTCTACCGTTTCTTGAGGTGCGCCGTCGTAGGTGTCCTCTTCGGTAGGTTCTGCTTCTTTGAGTAATTTGCCTAGGATTCCAGCCATATTATTCTCCTTGTGCTGCTTCTAGTAATAGTTCGTATAGGGATTGGAACTTTTGCTCCGCCAATGCTGGGGAGTCAGATACCTTTGGAATCATTTTGAGAGCGTTCTGCTTGTCGCTGTCAGATAGTGCGCCACTATCGCCCATAGCCTTTACGATACGACCGATAGAGCCTTGCGCCACAGCGTCGAATGTAGCCGCAGCTGGGTTGTACGAGCCGCCAGAAACCGTATTAAGTGCGTTAGTGATGTTGCCCTTTACTACGCCTTGTGCGCCGCCGAATGACTGATATAGACGGTATAGCTCTTCTAGTGTGTTAAGACCAGCCTGGGCTTTGGCATCGCCGCTAGACTTGCTCTTGGAGCTTTCGCTGCGCTTCGTCTTGCTGTCGAGCATACCAATCATGTCAGCGATTACGCTTGCTGCTCCGCTGTCTCCAGCCATGATAGCCGAGACATAGGCATTTTCTAGGTCGTCGTATGAGTAGCCGCCAAGAGTAGGCTCTGCCTGGTTCATATATGCGGTTTGCGCCGTCATATCTCCACCGAGACCGCCCATTCCGCTCATGCCACCGTAAGCGTCGCCGCCCATGAGACTACCGAGCGTAGATGTGCTTGCTGGAGCAGCATTATTGCCGCCGCCTAGAGCAGATGCGCCTAGTAAGCCACCGAGTAAGCCAGCACCGCCAGCTAGAGCAACCTTTGCGTTGTCGCCAAGGCCATTCTCCATGGCTGCTTTTGCTTTGAGCGGAAGTTTGCCGATTTCTTTCCCAAGCTCTGGTAGAGGGTTCTTTATGCCTGTGTCTACACCCATAATGTTTAGGTTCTTCTGGGTAGGCAATTTCAAGCCAACCAAGTCTTGCGCTACCATGTATGGTTGCATCTCTTTGCGCACCATCGAGGCAGTAATCTTGTCGTCTGCCATTCCAGCGATTTCTCTAGCCCTCTTTACATCGCCAACCTGGTTCAAGGCTTCTACCAACTGGGATTTAAGGCCAAATGATTTAGAGATTGGGCTAACCGTGTCGTCGATGCGATTCTTTAGAGAGTCTGCTAGAGAGCCGAGCTGTTTGCCAAGGATAGTTTGCGTAGCATCGGTAGATTTGCGGTATTTTACGCCTAAATCACGCACAGTTTTATACAGGTCGTCAGCTTCGGTTGCAGTCAAAACTCCACCTTTAGCTAAGTCGTCCAAATCGAGGCCTACCTCTGCCAAGCGGTTCTTCTGCGCCGTCGTGAATAGCTTGCCTTTGCCAGATTGCATAAGGTCTCCGACCGTAACTCCGATTCCTGCGTTGTCTGCATAGTCATATAGGCTCTTCTGGACTCCGCCAAAAGCTTTGACTGCATTCCTTGATGCGTCTTGCAAGTTAGCTGGGTCGATATTCATATTTTTGAGCTTCGTCCAAATCTTTCCGCCGCCAGCGTAGTCCTCAAGCATTTGCTTGCGTGTTTCTTTACCGACAGTACCGAAACCAGTAATAAAGTCCTCAAAATCATTGCGTGCGAGCTTCTGCGTTGCCGAAGATTTCGTAGCTTTCTTTGCTCCTTTGAGTGCTATATCGTCGACTTTGTTCTTTGCCGCCTTTAGCAATGCGTCGTCGGCCTTGTTAGCCGCCACATTGCTTGCAGCACGGAACATATCGTCGCCGTAGTTGCCAAGGATTCCAGATAAAATACTCATGGTTTACTCTCCTAGTCCATAATAGTTATACAACGCTGCCAAATCTTCGTCAGAAAGCTGTTGCTGGTTGCGATTGCCGAGCAAATTGCTTAGTCCGATTGCTCCGCCACCGATTCCACCAGCGAGCAAAGCTTTCCTAGATAATGGCATACTCTTTATGCTGTTCAATGCGCTTGCGCCAGCGAGCTTCGAGCCAGTAGCGAAATTAGCGAGCTTATTGCCCATACCTTGCTGCGCTGCGTTTAGTAGTTCACGATATTGTCCCTCGCCTAGCGAGTTGATAGCAGCCTTAGTAAATTGGCTTGGGTCTACGCCAGCACCAAAACCAGAGCTTGCGAGAGCTTTGTTTACGGCGTTCTCTGCGCCACGAGTAGCGACATTGCTTAGAGCGTTGCCAACCAATGGGAATGCGCCGCCAAAAGCTGCGCCGATTCCTGCGCTTTTAAGGACATCTCCAGCATTCATTTGTGAGCCTTGTTCACGGATAGTGTCTAGTGCGTTGTCTGCTGCGCCAGTAGCCATGCCGAAGCCGACCTTTGAGCCTAGCGTGGCTGGAGTTCCCATACCAGCAGTCAAAGCTTCGAGTCCAACCTTTCCGAGTGCTGCGGCATCAGAAACATGGTCTCGCTGATTCCATCTGTTCCAGTCGCCCTGTACGCCAGTCTGCAAATCACGACCTGCGCCAGCGAGCTGTGCTACTGGTGCGGTTAGATAGTTTAAGATACCGCCAACTACTGGGATATTGTTTAGCCCTGCGACTGCGCCTGTGCCAGTATTCATGGCTTGTGTATTAGCCCTAGATACTCCGCTTAGATAGTCCCCCAAATCTGATGCGCTGATATTGCCAGCTGCGCCAGCCTCTTGGATTTCTGGCGTGAATCCCTGCTGTTTAAGGAATGACTTTTCAGAACCCTGGCCGCTTAGCAAGTTCATGAGCTTGGTGTCGGCTTTCCCAATGGCACGCAAGATTGGGTTCTTTTCGTTGTCCCAGTATGTGTCATTTGATGCGCTCTGGTTAGCGTAGCTATCTTTGGCGGCGTTGAGCATCTTGTTGTATGCCCAAGCGTTGCGGTCTTTAATATCCTGCTGCGCTCTATCAGCCCAGCCAGAATCCATTACTCTTCTCTCGCCAAACATTATCTCTTCCCCTTTAGCAGATTAAGGTAATCGTTGTAGGTCGAGCCAGACATAATCTTGCCACGCTCGTTAGCGTCTCCAGTAGTCCAGCGCACAAGCATATCGTTGAGGTAGCTGTCTTTGTCCGTACCATCTGCCCAGCTACCGCCGTATGCGGCTTCAGACATGAGATAGTTCTCGAATGAGTTGTCATTCGCCTTATCTTGTTCTTGTAGGTTGCGTAGGTATTGCTGAACACGCATGTTTGCATCTGCGGCATATTTCTGCGCCTCAAGCTCTTGCTGTTTCCACTTGTCCTGCAAGTTTGCGTACCAGTAGTTGTAATCTTGCTGGTTGTGCTGGTATTCGTCCTCGTACATCTGCGAGTAAATGTTGCGCAAAATATTCTGCTCTTGGAGAGCCTGGTTGTAGGTCTGGGCGGCGTTCTGCAATGCAGTCTGGTACATATTCATGTTGTTAGCAATGTTCTGCTGTTGCTGGGCGTAATTGCCTTGTGCGAGCTGGCTGGCTTGCTGCAAAGCGGTATTGAGCGCAGACTGGTCGACTGCATTTGCCTGTTGCCAAGAGCTAAGCGTGTTCTGGTACTTATTCATTTGGTTGCCTAGGGCAGCATTACGCTGTGCTTGGCTTAGCACCACATTGGAGTTCGAGTTAATCGTAGACGGCAAGGCGTTCATTGCCTGGTTAGTCGCTGCGATAGCCTGTAAAGATTTCTGGTATGTATTCTTGGCATCTTCTACGCCGTATTTGCCCTCTGCTTGGGCCATTAAGTCGTTGTATGCCGTCTGGTTCTTAAAAGCCTCGTCATAGGCCGCCTCACGCTGTGCAGCGGAAGCTTTGTCTGTCGCATATTGCGAGTATTGGCCACTAACCTTGTCGTTCTGACCCGCAATCTGATTCTGGAAATCATGCGAGTAGTTGGCTTCGTCGCCAGTAAATGAGTGTGTTGTTTGTCCTGCGCCTGCCATTGGTTTCCTTTCTACGCCATGGCTCTGTTGGCCTACTATGGCTCGTTAAGCACATTATAGCATACGAAATCAAGCGCAAGCAAAACACTATTTGCCATATAAATAGGCGTAACGGCCGAGGATTCCTAGATTGTCGCTCATAGATTTTGCGACATTGGCTTGGTTCTGCTTTTCCTGGTAGTTTAGGTAATTGTCGGCTCTTCGCTGCGCTGCTTGCTCGTGGATTTGTGCTATGCGGTAATCCGAAGCCGCCTGTTGCATAGCGTATGTTTCGAGTCTGCTCTGCATCTCCTTGTTATATTGGAGTATGTACTGGTTAAATGCGTCTTGAGCCTTAGCACGAGCGTATGCACTAGCGACATTAGCCTGTTTCCATTGCCACGAGCGGTAATCGCTCTTGAGTTCTGAAAGCAACAGCCTTGCGTCTTGCCATCTGTCGATAGATTTCTGGTATTCGCTCGTAGCGTTCGACCATTGAAGCGATAGGGCTTCCCTTGTGGACTCTTGCTCGCCATAAAGCTGTTGCGCAAACTCGTTAGACATCTTGCGGGCGTTGTCCCAGACCTCTTTATTAACATCGGTAATCGCTTGCTTGGTGCGCATATTCTGTTCCCACTTGTTTGCCTGGGTATTGTACGCAAGCTCACGCCTCTGTTGAGACATGACGACATTCGATGTGCGGTTAATTGTCGATGGTAGCGAGGATAATGTTTGCTCCATGGCAGCCACGGCGTACTTAGATTTCTCGTAGTTCTCCATGGCGGTTGTAACGCCGAACTTGTTTTCTGCCTCGTCCTGCATGCTGGAGTAGTTGCGCATTTGGCCGTCAAAAGTATCATACGCATCTTGAGCTTGCATGCGTTTGCTGTCAGCCTGGTTCTTCTCTTCGGCCATCAAGTCGATGTTCTTCTGCGCATCATTCATGCGGTCGACAAACGACTTGTTATAGAAACTATCTGGCGAGACATTTGCTTGTCTCTGAAGCTCCATGTAGTTTGACCAAAGTTCTGCGCTAGTTGCCATAGGTTATGATACTCGTTTATACATGTAGCAAGTAATGTACGGCTGCAAGTTGTTGTGGTATCCGTTGCTACCGTTGTTGTTCGTAGCTGGGTTGAACGCCAAACCGCTTGAGCCTGCGGAGCTTGTGCCATCGCCAACGAATGTGTATCGGTCGCCACCAGAGGTGTTTACTTTAGCCCTAGAACAACCAATCGAGGTGTTATAGCCCAAGTTGCCGCTTGTGGAGTGATTGTGCGATGGCATTTCTGCAACCGTAAGCTTATGCGTTTTCTCGCCGCCTGTCTTTCCCACAGAGTTGAACTCCGTCTGGCTGGCGTCTACGCCTACTGGTACACGCCCAGAACCCCAAACTTGCCATGTACCTGGCAAAGTGTTGTTCACGGCCGCCGCAGTAGACAACGATGCCGACATGTAGATAGAGCCTACTGGGTACATCATATTAAACAGCGTGGCCAAAGCGTCGTTCATTTCTTGCGCTTTAATTTGCGTTCCTGGCGTAAATGTTGGTAGTGCCATATTATCCCCATTCCTTTCCGCTATCCCATAGCGATTCGTCCCATACGCCAATATTTGTTGGCGATACTGGTGTGTTAGTTGATGTTAGCAGTTCCTCGATTGGGAACGGACATAGATATACAGTTACATTATACTCCGAACCTGTGTACTGCTCGGCAATCTTCACACGCTCTTGAATGTCGTCAGAAATACCATTAGCTCCATTGTATTTTGCTCTTCTAATGGTATCTGACCATCTATATGTACGGTAGAAATAAATATACTCGTCGTCGATTTTTACCTCTATACAGTTATGCAAGTCAGTTCCGTCTCCTAAATCTGGAGCATATTCAGGGCCATACGCATACATCGTCATGACATTTCTCGGATATGGATACGGCCAAGTAGTCCCAGAGAAATCGCTTGTCGAAAGACCAACTGTTGGCAAAAACAGACCGCCTGTCGTATTAGTAACGAACGGCAACCCAGATATGTTAGGAACTAGAGCAAAGTCCGAGTCTGGCTTCTTCTTCGTCAGATTCCTAGAGTAATTTCCGCCATAAGAGCCAGCTCTCTGCGTCTGGTCGAAATGCACATTATAACTATACTTTAGCGTTCCAGAAATCGTGGCATATCCGACAGGTCTAAAGCTATACCCATGCTTGACTCTGGTTATAAGTTCTCTGATAGTCCCATAATCCATATTATCGGCATAGTCCCAAGAATACTGTGCTGGCTGTGGATTTGGGGTAGCCACCGAACCTGTATGGATTGGCGATGTCTTTGTGTCCACGATGTGGAATGTCTTGAACGCTCTTGGCGTATGTTGCATATCGAACCCAAAAATAGGGTTCTTTGCGTTTATAACGGTAGCCTTGTTGTCGTCGCTTGTCTTGAATCCGTAATCGCTCATTGTATTCTAATCTCCTCTACATCTGGCGCAACCATAGGAGAACGGATAACAACCATAGAAGCTTTAGAGCCAACAGCAAAGGCTGACGCACCCAAACCGATTATTTGGAATCTACCGTCTGGGTCTGACTGCGGGAAAATACCAGCCGACGCTTCTCCAAACGGAGCAATGCCGTCGCCAGAGAAATATGCGAAAGGCTCATAGTCGGTAAGCTTGGTCGTTTTAGCGTCGTTATCGTCTTTTGGAACTCCCCACGATGCGTTTGGAGCTGGATTACTTGGGTCGTCAGAGTGCGCCTTAGATTTCTCGGTCTTTACAGCCATAATAAGCTTAGACTGGATTAGCGTGTTGATACCGCACCCCCTAGTTTCCCCTGGCTGTGGCATCTGTTTCCTTGTGTGCGACTTGGACTTAATGCCGTAGTTCTTCGTTACACCATCGTAATATGATGCTTTAGAGGTATATGGGTAATCTGCGTCCTTGCGTATATCTATATTAGTCATTAAGTAATAGCCAGATTTATCCGAAACATACTCGGAGTGGAAGAACATTGGGACATAGCCTAAGCCGTGGTATATCTTGTACTGCTTATCGCAGAAATGTATTTCAAATGTCTGCGGGTCTGTGTACCGATATGTATATTTTGGTAAATAAAGCCATTTTTCGTCTACCGCACAATCCCAAATAAAGACCCCCTCTTTCTCTATCCTTGATAATATCCAACTAGACGGTATTCCCTCTGTCTCGTCGATAATCTTTACCTTATTTTCCTCTGAAATAACCTTAACAATCTGTATAATAGGCCAGTTAGAGTTAAACAAAAGGTTAGAATCGCCAGCGGTGTTTGCGTCAAAACCATTTCTGGCGACCCTAATGCCGTAATCTCCACGAGATACTGGCTTGTACTCGTTAATCAAGACTCCAGATTTAGTTGTCGCCATGGTTTCTCCTTAAAACTTACCTTTTCCGTAGCCCATAACCATAACTTTGCGTCCGTTATTGTCGACTACTTGTATTTGTCCCCTTACTTGCTGATTACCTCGTAGGTTTCCTGTGCGTATGCGCCCTGTGTCGAATCCGTATGCCTCTGCATTGGACGAAATCGGCACATCGTCTACTTTGCGGAATCCGTCTAGCGTTTTACGCACCGTTCCTTGCCCTAATGGGCGTATTACATCGGCTACTTTGTCGTTGTAGCCATATTGTGAAGAATAATCCGACATTATAGTTTAGCCTCTTCGTTAAGTATGCGTACCTCTGCGGCTACTTGCTTAATAACTGGTGTGTTGCCGTCGTTTGCGGTAGTGCCAATAAAGCCATACTGCGCCTCGTGGAAGCGTCCGTTGATGCTTGCGGTTACTTTCTTCTGCCCAGCCGTTGCCGTCGTAGCTGCCTTGTACCATTTCTTGCCAGCAATATAGATTGCCTCATAGTCTCGGTTGGTCATTTCTGCGTCTCCGTCGTCTATACGGAAGATTGGCGTAATCGTACAGCCAGTCGGCAATGCGTCAAAGTATATACCGAACTTTAGAATGTCTTTCACTAAGATTGGAGAGCCAGCGTCAAAGCATAGAGACTGCCAGTAGAATGTAGAAGCTGCGCCAGATTCGTTGTCCACCGTGGCCAAGCCTGGGTTTATAGTGATGTTACCCTCTCCGTCAGTCGTCGTAATCTCGTAGCCATAGAATAGCGAGTCGCCAAAGTTATACACGCAGCCAAGTCGTAGCGTCTCGTTGTCGGAGTTGTATTGGCTTGTCGCTTCTGGTATGCGGTAGTTATATGTGAAGCTGTTTGGATAGTTCTTGTCGATGCTCCCCCAACCGTAGATACCGTGGCGGATACTCTGCGCTGTCGTAATAGATGGGAATCCGATAAGCATAATCTCACGGCGTGTCGTAATCATGTTCGGATAGACCTCTGTGGTCGTATTGTGGCCAGAAAGCTCCGTATCCGTGCCTTTCATGGTGCGAACCTTAATAAGCTCCTTGCCGCCAGTATAGGCATACAATGCGCCGTTTACGATTACATAGGTAATGTTTGCGTAGTTGTAAATACAATGCGGGCTGCCCATGTTGCACTCGATGCTGTAATTTGGGCCATCGGATTCGCCGTCCCAGAAATAAATCTTACCAGCCTGGAATCCTCTCGTGCTGCCCTTGCTGTATTTCTCTGCGCCAATAACGATGTATTCGTCAGATGTTGCGATAGAGCATACCTCGAATCCGTCGTCTAGGCGCAACCTGTGTGGTAGGTACATCGTATCGTCAATGTAATTGCGTGGGGAAGATTGAAGCTCTGCCACATATTGGCCGTTGCCAATATACACGCTCTTATATACCGCAAGTGGGTGTTTGCCGTTGTAGGTCTCGTAGAGTACATAGCCACGAGATTTCATGCGTAAGCCGTAGTATAAAGAGCCAGTTGTTACTGTCTGCAACACATATCCGCTGGAAGATGCAACTGTGTGGATATGGTACTCCCCACCGCCCTCGCTCAAATCTCCTGCCCATGGCACTAGATTAGCTTGGTTTCCAGCCGATATAACTGCCGATGGGTCTGGAGCGATAGAGAACCAGTTGTATGAGCCAGCAGTAATATTTGCTGCTGCGATTGCGTTGGATTCTGCAACAATATTATTGTTCTTATCGTGAACCACTACACGAATAGTACCAGCACCTTTCGTCTTGATATATATGCCAATCTCCGCTACTGGAGCTAACCCAGGCAAGAATAGAGCCTTGTCTGCCGTGGCTTCAGAGATGGCCCGTGGAGATGTGTAATCATAGAATGTCGGAGTAATGTCCACCGTTGCGTTGCGTGGAATATCTGGGTTAGAGATATAATTGCCAGCATAGTTTACCGTGATAGAGTTCTCGATATACTCCGAGTTGTCGTCCATCTTTTCAAAGGTCGTAAGCGAGCGGGCATTCAAGCGTGGGCTAATAATATCGCCATAAGAGTACAGCCTGTGATGCGCATCAGCGAACCACAAAGCGTCATGTTGCATAGAGAATATAAGACCATGCCCAGAGCTTGTGGCCGTGTTGTTGATGCTTAGGACATTATTGTCCTCGTCAATAGAGTAGAGTTTGCCGTTCTCGTCTAACGCCCAAATATAGCCGTCCTTGGTCTGCGTCATAGCCGTGATAAGGCCAGTAATAACGCCAGCGTCGGCAATCTCCCTAGACTGCGGCAAGACCGTCATTTGCGACGGACTCTTGCGCACATCGAGACATTCTGCATCGGCAAAGCTGTTCTCAATACCAATCTTGGCATCTGTTGAAAGCCCACCATAAAACTCGGTATTACCGACTAATCTTGAGCCAGTATCGCCAATAGCCATATTACACTCCCTCTGTTATCGTTGAGTTTGCGAACACATCGCCAATGGTTGGCATGCGTGTTCCGTTAGGGTTGATTACGCCAGATACGGTCTTGTTGCCGTAGACGGTCTTGTAATCAGTCAAAGCGTCCTGGAATAGCGTGCGGTACATTGCGGCAGAATCCGTGTCCTTGCGCATGGCAAAGAAGCGGTAGCAAGCGTAGTTAATCGCAGCGTCGTGGTATTCCTCTGGATATGGCGGAGCTTGGCCGACAGTAAAGTTCACATTCGTAGCCGTTGGCCCAAGATACTCTGTATCAAGGACAGCATGTTGGCCGTCCGTTACCTCTACAATCTTGTAGTAGTTACCGTCCGTTCCGTCAGTACCAAAAGCATACCAGTCTCCGACCATGTATGGCTGGAATATGTCCACAGGAACGCCTTGGTCTTCCGTTGTTGATACGATTTCTTTGCTTCCATTCGTTACATTCGCAGTAAATGCCACATCGTCTTTGCCCATATCATTTACTCGTGGCTCGTAGGTTACAATAAGACCATTCTCTACATCACTTGCTGGCTTCGGGTAGATGCCAATCTCTTTATGCCCACGGATAAAGAAGAATGTAGGGTACAGCCCGCTATGCGGATATGAGTTGAGCTTGTTCCAATCCATCTCGGAGCGAATCTCTGTCAGCGGAATCGTAATATTAGAGTTTGTACCCTGCTTACAGCGCACAGCTACAACACGGTGCATGTCTGCCTGGAGCGGGTAATACTGCTTGGAGTCGTCCAAGTCAAAAGTGCGCTCTCGATTAGTCCATGGTCTGCGTGCTGCGTTCTGGAACATCTTATCAGCTTGGTTGATATTCGTAACGATGGTCTGTATCTCTGGCTCTTCGTAGTTCAAGCCACAGAGCCGAGCCGCCATCTGTTTTCGTTGAGTGAATGTAAGCATATAGTGGGTCTCCTTAGCCAAATTATAGCATAAAAAATACCCCCATTTTATAGGGGGTATTTCTACTACTGTTTGTCGGATATAACTTTAGAGATGCCGAATATCGCACCTAGGAACAATGTAACAGCGGACATTGTGGTTAGGATTGCGTCTACTGGCAAATCCCAGCACCATGCGTTGGCTAGTACGCCAAATAGCGTTGCCAAGGCTGGTAGGAATACGGAAACCGTCCAGCGGATTGCTTCATATACCTTTTTCGGTAGTGGATAGTTGTCGCCTTTCATATTCTCTCCTTATTTAACTCGGATTGTTGTTCCTGCGTAGATTCTATTAGGATTGGCAATCCCATTCCACGCACAAAGCTGATTAACAGATGTTCCGAACTTTGCGGAGATTCCAGACAAGGTGTCTCCTGGTTGGATTTTATAGTAGGTATGCCCTTTTGAACCACCTGCGCCGAGTTTCTTGTTTACGATGTCTTGCACGGCACGGTAATCGTAACCAGCGGCAATGAGTCTATTCTTGCGGTCTTGGCCGTTACCCCACTTGCCAGCAATAACCTCGTTCGCAATCTCCTCGTTGCTCTTCTTGGTTGGCTTCGGAGCTGGAGCTGGAGCTGGCGCTGGAGTAGAACCGCTAGTTGCGCCAGCGTATGCTCTCCACGCATTTGCGTCGCCAAAGAACTCGTCTTTGTCGATAGGGTTAGAGGTGTACTGGTGCATCGCAATAACACCCCAGTAGCCAACCTTTGGACAGCCGTGGTTAGTACCATCGTTGTTGCGGTAGTCAGCGACCCAGAGGCCATAATCCCCAGCAACGACTGCCGACCAGTCATAATCAAATGTTACGGAGCTGGACATGTAAATCACAGGCTTAACGCCAGTAAGCTCTTTAACCTTGTCGAGCCAACGCTTTGCCCAACCAGTATCCCATTTATTTGCACCCTCCCAGTCGAGGACAAGAATAGCCTCTCTGATGTACCCCTTGATATTATTTACAAAGAACTCCGCTTCTGCCTCTGGGCTATTGCCGAGGTCTGGGCGAGCATAGTGGTAAACACCTAATAGCTTGCCAGCCGCCTTGTTCATTTGGTATTTGGCATCACATGTAGGGTCGACATAGCCGCAACCCTCGGTGGCTTTACAAAGAATAAAGTCGCCCTCTGTGATTTGATTTGGTTGCCATTTGCTTTGGTCTGTTCCGTG